CTATGAGGAAAGCCTAAACAACTACTTAGATATATTCTAGGAGGTAGAAAAATGATAGTAAGAGATATACGAGCAAGTACAACAACAAGTGCTACACAAGAGATTAACATATCTGAAGTAAATAGCTTCTTTAGTGACAGAATGGTAACTAAGGAAAAGGATTTAAGTGAGATAACTTATTTTGTGTGCATAAAAATACTTAGTGAGAGCTTAGGTAAGCTAAACAACAAAGTGTACAGGCATACAGATAAGGGTATCATTGAAGTGGAACACCCTTTAAATTCTGTAATAGGACTAAGACCTAACCCGTACATGACAGCTGCTATGTATAATGCTACAGTAGAATATTACCGCAACCACTATGGAAATGCTTTTGTTTGGATTGAGAGAGGGCATGACAGAAGTGGCAAGATATATACTAAAGCCTTATATCCACTAAACCCTGACCACACAACAATACTTATAGACAATAAAGGATTGTTGGGGGCTAGAGAACAGGTATATATAAGATATATAGAGCCACGCTCTGGTAGACAGTTTATATTCAGCTATGAAGATGTATTGCACTATAGGAGCAGTATTATATCAGCTGACGGATTTAGTGGAATGGCTATAAGGGATATATTGCACAATACACTAGATGCCAAAAAAGATGCCGACAGCCTGAACAGGAATATCTACAGAAACGGTGTGACCGGTAAGGCAGTACTGGAGTATGTGGGAGATATAGACGATAAAGCAGAAAAAAGACTGATAAAAAAAATAGAGGAATATGCCACAGGTACAGATAACTATGGCAAGTTTATACCTCTGCCCTTGGGAATGAAGATGACACCTCTTAATATAAACTTAGAGAGCATACAATTCTTAGAGATTAAGAAGTTTACAGCATTAGAAGTAGCAAGTGCCTTTGGTATTAAGCCAAATCAGCTAAATAACTATGAAAAGAGCAGTTATTCTAATTCTGAATCGCAGAACTTAAGTTTCTATGTAGATACTCTTTTGTACATACTTAATTCGTATGAGCAAGAAGATACGCACAAACTTCTTAGTTCTAATGAAATAAAACAAGGCTATTTTACAAAGCGAAATGTAAAGGGCATATTAAGATGTGATTTTAAGAGTCAAATTGAAAGTCTTGTATCCGGTGTTACTACTGGTATATATAACATAAATGAAGCAAGACACGAATTAAACTTACCTGATACAGAAGGTGGAGATACTAATATAGTTAATGGTACTTATATATCAATTAAGGATGTTGGAAAGCAATATAAGATAGACAAGAATGGAGATGATAACAATGGGTGATTACTTATTTGGAGTGGGAACTAAACACAAGGTAATATCAAACAATAAAATTGTTGAAATGCTTATAATAGGCTGTTGTGTTAAAGACGATACAGGAGCTATTCATGATTACGCAGGCGTTCCGGGAGGGACGGGCTTTAAGGGGCAGGTTTATTATTTTGAACATAGAGAACTACTTGGGAGGGACTGAAATTGATAGTAAATATTAAAGAAGTATTCGATAGCGTGCAGATTGAAAATGACATAGCGACTATGTATATATATGGGGATATTAGTAGCGAAAAGTACACCGACTGGTATGACGATATGGAGCATACAGAAGTATATCCTAAGTTTGTGGCTGACTTCTTAAAGGCTATAGAGGATAAAGAATTACATATACATATTAATAGCCCTGGGGGTAATGCCTATGCCGGAGTAGCTATTTATAACTTACTAAAAGAACGAAAAGGCAAAACTGTAACACATATAGACTGTATAGCTGCTAGTGCTGCAAGTCTTATAGCTCTCGCAGGCGATGAAATAGTAATGTCGATAGGGTCTGTGCTGATGATACATAGACCTTGGATAAGGGCAGTAGGTAATTCGGATGAACTTAGGAAAACAGCTGATGACTTAGACAAGCTAGGAGATTGCATTTTTGAAATTTATAAAAACAGCTTAGCTAACAGCGAAGATGAAAAAAAGGTTAGAGAGTTGTATAATTCTGAAGCTTGGCTATCCAACGCAGATTGTGTAGAGCTATTTAAGAATATAAAAATAGATGCAGGCAGTAAGGCTTGTGCAGCTGTAAGAAGTGATATGTTAGAACGTTACAAACTGCCTGCAAACATTAAGATTGCAGAAGCAAGCATTAAGGTAACAGAGAAAAATAAGAAAAAAAATGATAATAATCTTGAAAAAATGAAAATGGAGATAGCTATAACAGAAGCGTTACTGGATAATTAAGCTAAGGCTTTAATTATAAATAACTAACAATTATTATTAGGAGGTACGAAAAATGAACAGGATTGTGGAAATTAACAATAGCATTGTGGAAAAGAAAGAGGAAATGGTAAGACTTAGAGAAGAAGGCAAGATTGAAGAAGCCTTTGCCCTTGTTAAGGAAATTGACGAATTAAAGAAAGAACTTGAAGTAGAAAACAGAATTAATGAGCCACAGAACAGGAACTTTGCACCGATTGCAACTGGACAGGGCAATGCTCTCGAAGCCTTTAACAAGGCTGTAAAAGGAATGAAGTTGACTGATGCGGAAATGTCACTTGTGGAAAAAACTGGGGAAGACGGTGGATATTTAGTACCAGAGGAACAGAGAACACAGATTGAGGAATTAAAGAGAAGTCTTAATTCTTTAAAGCAGTATTGTAATGTAGTGCCTGTAACTACGTTAAGTGGTTCTTTCCCTGTGGAGGTGGAGAGTAATGGCAAATTAATCGATTTTGATGAAATGGGTGACATTGCTGAGGAAGATGCAAAATTTGCAAAGAGCCCTTACAAAGTAAAAACAAAAGGTGTTCTTATTCCAATCTCAAAACAGTTGTTACAGGATGAAAAAGCAAATTTGCTTAGCTACATTGATAAACACTTTGCAAAGCGAGCAGTACGCAGTGAAAACGATGCTATTGTTACACTTATGAAAGAAGCTACACAGTACACAGAAGGTACTGACTACAAGGCTATATCTAAGGCATTAAATGTAAAACTTGATACTGCTATTGCTATGAATGCTAAAATCTACACTAATCAGGCAGGTTTCGATTATCTTGACAGCTTAGAAGATAGTAACGGTAGACCACTTTTACAACCGAATTTAGCAGACGGAACAAAGCTTACATTTAAGGGGTACGAAATCGTAAAGCTTAACGACAGTGAATATGGTAACGATACTAAAAAGTTAGAATTTTGGGTTGGTGACTTAAGTAGCTACTGCAACTTCTACGATAGAAGGACCCTTGAAATTGCTGTGAGCGAAGAAGCAGGCTTTAAGCAGTATTCTGTATTCACAAGAGCAGTTGAAAGATTTGATGTAGGCAAGGTAGATGCTAAAGCAGGCGTTAGAGTTATTATCCCAGAACCATCAACAGCATCTGCAAAGGAATAATAATATATGCTAGATAAAGTAAAACTATATTTAAGAGTTGAAAAAGAGTTCACAGAAGAAGACGAGCTCATTGAAAGCCTAATAGCCGAAGGCAAAGCCTATTGCAAAAATGCAATAGGCTTTGTGCCGGAGGAAAGCAATCCGATTTTTGAAAAATATTTATTATTATTCGTTTCTAATGCCTATGACAATAGGGAGCTTACTAATAACAGCTACGAAAAGACATTAGGGAATCTGACTCCATTACTGTTACAGCTGAAATATTGTAGCGAGGTGACAGAAGTTGAATAGTGGAGAGTTAAGAAACAGGATAGATTGCTATGCTAAGAAAAAAACAAAAAATGAATTCGGCGAAGTTACATTTGAGTATACAAAAATGTGTTCGGTATGGGCTAAGATAGTGCCACAGAGTGGCAAGAATGAGGACCTAGACGGTAATAGCATTAATGCCAACATAACACATAAAATTACTGTAAGAAAAAGTGCAATACAGAAGACACGAAATGATATGTACTTTATGTACAAGGGGCAGAAGTACGAAGTAATGTACTTTATGCCAAATTATTTAAAGAACGACATAATTGAATTTTATTGTAAATTAATAATTGAAGGAGACGAAGATTATGGAGAAAATTAAGGTATCTTTAAAACAGCTTATAGAAAAAAAGCTGGCAAAGGACGGAAAAAAAATAGCCACAAAGGATATTTATATCGAAAGTCTTGGGGGCAATATTACATTTAACAATCCAACAGACTCTGCAAGAATTGAATATTCTGAAAAGGTAAAATCCGGAAGTTATGTGGATATGATTGAGGGTATGATAAAACTTATTTATGATAGCTGCCCTATGCTTCGTTCTAAGGAGTTGCAGGAAAGCATTGAGGTTGAATATCCGTACGACACAGTTAGGGCGATATTTGATGTAGATGAAATAAGTGATATTGGTATTAAGTTAATTAAGTTTTTTGATGATGATGAAGAAGATGCAGAGGAAAAATTAAAAAACTAATAGAGAAAGACAGTCAGTTAAATATGCTGTCTTTCTATGCTGTACGGGGAATTAAACCTGAATACTTACTCTCATTAACTCCATTAGAAAGAGCTTTTTATAAGCAGAGTATGGAGCTCTGGTACAAGGAAATGAATGGAGCATTGAGAGTATTAGGAGGTGCAAGAGTTGGGGAAAACTATTAATACAATACTTAATCTAACAGATAAGTTCACGCCGAAGCTGACAGAGGCAGGAAAGCAGACACTTATATTTAAGCAAAGACTTAAAAATTGTAATACTGCATCTGAAAGCATAGACAAGGGACTTGCAAAGCTGGCAAAGACGGCAGTCGCAACAGCTACAGCAGGAGCAGCTGCTATGGGTGCATTTGCTACTTCTGCTGTAAATACATATAAGGATTTTCAACAGAGTATGTCCAATGTGGCTGGTATATTAAGCATTGATTCCACATCCGAAGCATACAAGAAACTTGAAAGTGCTGCAAGAGAGGCTGGAAAGAGTACAACAAAAACTGCACAGGAAAGTGCAGATGCTTTAAGCTATATGGCTCTTGCAGGATGGTCCACTGAGGATAGTATGAATGGCTTAATGCCAATACTTAGAGCATCAGAGGCAACAGGTGCAGACCTTGCTACTACATCTGACCTTGTTACAGACAGTATGTCAGCATTGGGCTTACAGACAAGCCAATTAGGTAACTATTTAGATGTGTGTGCAAGAGCACAGAATAAGAGTAATACTACTCTTACACAAATGCAAGAAGCATATATCGGCTGTGGTGCTACATTTAAGAATTTTAATACAAGTTTAGACGAAAGTGGAGCGTTGCTCGGCATTATAGCGAACAGAGGCATTAAGGGGTCTGAAGCAGGTAACAGCTTACAAAGCACACTTATAAATCTTACAAAACAAAGTGGTGAAAGTTATAAGGCAATGCAGGCACTGGGGCTATCTGCTTATGACAGCGAAGGTAAGTTTAAAGGCGTTTCTAATGTTCTTTTAGAATTAAACGATAAGACTAAAAATTTGACAGAAGAACAGAGAAACAATTATCTTACTATGATAGCAGGCAAGACACAGCTTACTACATTAAATGCCCTTATGTCAGGATTAACTACTGTGGCTAGTAATGGCAAGACGGAGTTTGAAAATCTTAGAGCTGAATTACAGAACAGTAACGGAGCCTTGGACTCTATGGCAAATACAATGACAAACAATCTTAGTGGTGCATTGGCAAGAGCACAGTCGGCAACCGATGACTTTAAGATTGCTATAGGACAGAAGTTAGAGCCTTATATAACGCAATTTTTTAATTGGTTTTCATCAAAAATGCCTTCTGCAACTGAAAAATTCGCTGTAATCCTTGATAATAAGGTGCCAAAAGCAATTAATTTTTGCAAGAGCTCTTTCGATAAAATTAAGCCGGTTGTAAGTTTCTGCACTAAGAATTTTGATGAGCTTGCTATTGCAGGAGGAACAGTTGTTGCGGGGTTAAAGGCTTTTAGTGTAGCTACTAAGGTCACTAATTTTATGGTTAAGCTAAAAGGCACTATGACAGGGCTTACTACTGCACAGAAGTTAGTGACTGTATGCCAAACTGCTCTCAATACAAGCCTACTTGCTTGTCCTATCACTTGGATTGTAGCTGGAATAGCTGCGATATGTGCAGGAGTAATGGTCTGGAAAAAACATATGGAAAAAGCAGACATTGCAAAACATTTTGGCGATATAACTCTTTCAGCTGAAGAATGCTCTAGTATTGTTAAGAATGTGTTTGGTAGTGAACTTATAAGTCAGGTAGATAGTGTTAATAGTGCGACAGAGGATTTTAAGAATTCTTTGGAAAGCACTTCCGACTCGGCGAAGAAACTAGATAAGCTGAATTTTGAAATTAAGTTCGGTGGAAGTGTAAGTAAAGACGACTATATGTCTGCTGCAGATGAGTATGTAGCAAATTTGCAAGAAAGCATAAAGGATAAGCAGTACAGTTTGTCTTTAAATATGAGTTTGTTATTTGATAATTCTGACTTCAGTAATGCCTTTAGTGCAGATGCAAATGGCTATTATGGGCAGTTATCTGAACAAGCTACACAGCTTGGAGAAGATTTAAAAAATGCAACAAAAAATGCTTATGAACATAATTGGGATTTAGACAGCACAGAGGCTGTAGCTGCTATTATGGCACAACAAGCTGAAATACAAGAAAAAATTGCTACAGCACAAAGTGAGGCAAAGCTTGAAACATTAAAACTAGACTTTCAAGCAGGAGATTTAAGTCAGGAAAGTTTTCAGAATCTTATTGATGCGACAAATGAGGAAATTAATAATCTAAAAGAAACATACAGCAAGGCTAGAACAGATGCAATAGCACAGGCTAAGCTGATGTATGAAGATGGCTCTGACAAGATGGCACAAGCTATACAGGAAGCCAATGACGCTTACAATGAGAAGATGGGAGCTTTAGCAACAAAGGGCTTGCAGTTCGAAAATGATGCTATTATGGGGGCATTTCCAGAGGTAAGTGAAGCTTTAAAGAGTACATTAAGTGGTTGGAACAGTGACTATCTTAAAGAAATGACAGACCAGCTTGCTAATGGAAGTGCGGAAATGTCTGATAGTGTAGCAAGTGCTTTCGTGAGGGATTTAGGAACTGCTTTTGACGGGATAGCTCCTGAGACAAGGAAGCACATAGGCGAGTTCTACGAGAAAATGATGCCTACAGTAGAGGAGTTACAGAAGTCTATGCAGGGTATGAAAAAAGTGCCTGAGAGCTATGCTAATGTATTTATACAGAGCAGTGCAATAGGTGCTGTAGGCAATAATGCTAAGGCTTTGAAAGACTATGGTATTACAACACTATCTACTGTATTATCGGCTGACACTACTAAAATATTAGAAAGCTCTAAGAAGTACGGGGACAGTTTTGTAAAAGGAATACAGGCTAACGAAAGCAAAACAAAAACAGCATCAGAGAAGCTTAGAAGCTTAGTAGTAGACACTCTTAGCAAGAGTATTAATATTAAAGTGCCTATTAATGTAACAGGTACTGTAAGCACTAATGACAATAATAACAATGGTGGAAATAAGAAAGAAACTACAACCACAAAAGCTAGTGCATTAGGTTCTACTTATTTTGGTGGTGGACTTACAACTATCAATGAACATGGCTATGAAGTAATAGACTTACCACAAGGTACAAGGATATATCCACATTCCCAAAGCGAGAAGATGATGAACAGTTCGCCAAATGTTTCTATATCTGTAAATGTTCAAGGCAATATTTTCGGGCTTGAAAATGCTACTGAACTACTTGGAGATATGGTATGTAGCAAGGTCGTTGATGCAATAAAGGTGGTATAAATATGGGCTTTATAATCGAAGGTCTTGACGAGATGACAGAAGCTTTGAACGCAGTACAAGGCTTATATTCTAAAGAGATTAAGAAGTTTATGCAGAAAGAGGGAACGAAACTTAAAAATCGCACTCTCAAAACTGCAAAAAGCACAGTAAAAAAGAAAACAGGTAACTACTTTAAGGGCGTTAAGCGAGGAAAATACTACAAACACGATGGAACAGGGGCTGATGCTATAAGAGTATACACTGGTGCTCCGGGGTATCACGGTCACTTGGTAGAACAAGGGCATACTACCCAGACGGGAAGCAGAACGAAAGCTTACCATACATTTAAGGTGTCTGCTGATGCTTTTGAGGACACTTACGAGAGGGATTGTGATAAGTTTACAGACACTATTATAGAGCCGCTTAATAGGGGGTGAGAGCTATTATTACTTTAGCAGATATTTTTAAGTCTGTATGTAATTGCATAAATAAAAGTACAAATATACAACTCTTGGATAGTGACATAGAAGAACCAGTTGAAAGACCGTCGTTTAAAATCTTTATGAATACGGTTAAGACTGGTTTTTTTAGTTCAAGGGTAAGGTCAATAAGGGTGTACTTTAATTGCTATTACTATGCTAGAGATAGAACCAAAAACAAAGTAGAAATCCTTGACATTGAAGATAAACTTTCAATGTCATTTTTAGAGCCTTTGTTAATTAAAGACCGCTGTGCCGTATATGTAGACGATTTAGAGTTCGAGAAAGTAGAAAACGGAATTTTAAACTGTAGTTTTAATTTTGAAATAGGCACAGAATTTATTGATGAAAGTAATGTTGAAACTATTGAAAAAATTAAATTAAGTTAAACAGGAGGAATGAAAATGGCAACAATACCAACTATTGATATTGATTTTAAGCAGTTAGCGACTTCCCTTATTACTAGAAGTGAAAGAGGTACTGCAGTATTATTTCTGAAAGACGATACTTTGGCAAAGGGTATTAGTTGGAGAAGTGATGCTAGTAGCAATAAGCTAAAAGCTACAGCAACAGGAGATGTATTTACAACAGAAACAGTTACTGTAACTAATGTTAAATATACTAAACCTGTTTTTATTGAAGATGATGGTATGATTACATTCAGTTTACCGACGGATGCAGATGTAACTATTATCGGAAGTGCAAACACAGGAGCAAGCAATGTAACAATAAATGTAGATAATACAGAGTTGGCTTTAGCTTCTAACAAGTACACAACAAAGTTACAGGCAGGTAAACATACAATAACAGCAGGTAGTGGCGATGCTTGGGTATATGCAATAGAAGCTAAATGTACTGGTGTTAATACACAGGTTTATAAAAATGTTACTGATATAGACGAAGATATGTATAGTGACGCAAATTTAAAACACATTAAAAAATGTTTAAATTATGCTCCTTACGAAGTTGTAGTAATCAGTAATAGCACAGCAACTTTAGCAAATTATACAAAAGCATTAATGAATATAAGAAGTACAGGCTGGATTGCTAGTCCTGAGACAAGTATTCAGGCAGATTTAGCAAGTTGGATTAAATCACAAGAAAAAGAGGGTAATACATATAAGGCTGTTGGTACTGTTAGTGGCAAGGACTGTAAACAGTATGTATATTTTAATCAGACAAGCACAGATGCCGATGGCAATAAGTTAAGTGCAGTTGAGTATTTACCTAGTCTTGTAGGTATTATTGCAAGTTGCAACATCAACAGAGGTTGTACAAATTTTGAGTGTACAGATTTAAGTGATGTTGCTGATGTTACTGATGTAGGTACTGCTGTAGGCAACGGTCAGCTTGTTCTTGCAAATGATATTGGTGGAGTAAAGATTGTTGCAGGCATAAACAGCTTAGTTACATTAAACGGAAATACTGCTACAGAGGATATGCAGTACATAGAAACCGTTGAAGCAATGCACTTGATTAAAGATGACATCAAAAATGTGTTTAAAAACACCTATCAGGGTAAGTTCAAAAACAAATATAATTATCAAATGCTTTTAATTGGTGCAATAAATCAGTATCTTACAACACTTGAAGATGAAGATATTCTCGATAGTGAATTTGACAATATTGCTGAAATTGATGTTGATGCACAACGCAAAGCTTGGGTTGGGTATGGAAAAAGTGAAGCTGAAGAATGGAGCGAAAATAAAGTTAAAACAATGGCTTATAAAAGGACTGTATTTGTTAAGGGTAATATTAAAATCCTTAACTGTATGGAAAATTTAAAGTTTACTGTAACATTAGAATAATGTAGGAGGTAAGAAAAATGTTTGACGACAACAAATTCTTAAAAGGTACTAGTGGAGAGGTGTTTTTAAACAACACCCTTCTTGCTGAAATCAACAAAGTAAACATTAAGATGACAGGTCAATATGAGGATTTTAGCCCTTGTGGTGACTACTGTTCTCACCATGTTTATGTAGGTTATGACGGTGAAGGTACTCTTGAAGGTGCAAGAGTAAACACTATGATAGATGCTGACTTAATTGAAGCTTATCAAAAAGGTACTACACCTGACTACAAGATTGTAGCTACTCTTACAGACCCTAACACTAACAAGAGTGAAAGCTATATGATTACAGGTGTGCAGTTTACAGAAATTTCTCCTATTGATTATGAAGCTAAGAAACTTGCTACTAGAAGTATGCCATTTACCTTTACTAAAATTAAGGTATTGTCTAAGATAGAATAATGGATAGCTATGTTAGGCTTGCAAAGGAAATACAGAGCAGAAGTAATCCTGCGAAGATAGGTATATGTGTGGGTGAGATTACAAACCTCACCCCTATTACTATAAGGATATATTACGCAGGGACTCCTTTGGAATTTAAAGAATTTTTCAGTATTAAAGGAATAACCGATGGGAAAGGCATAACAAGTGGTATATTATATGTAGACGAGTACCCTGTGGAGATAGGGGACAGGTTTATCTGCATAGCAGGAGAGGACAACCAAAGTTTATATGTGTTAGGAAAAACAGAAACAATAAGTAATCTTAATATAATTAAGAGGTGATAATATGTTTCCAACGAGCAGTAGCATAACAACAACAAGTACAGAAGATACAGGTAATGTCTTTGTGTTCGACTATAATACGGGTCAGCACGAGATGAAAAATGGCGTGCTTGTTGAATGTGATGAAACAGGAAATGTAAAACAATATATACAGAATGTATTAAGAACACAAGCTGGTAGCTATAAGGTATATACAGTAGAGGAAAGTGAAAACTTCGGTGTAAGTGTATACAAGTACATAGGGAGCAGACAGCTACCTATGGGGTACTTAAATAGCGAGTTAAAAAGAGAAGTTACAGAACAGTTATTGAAACACAGGCTGGTGGAAAGTGTGACAGAATGGAAGGGAGAAAGAAAGCGACGAGGCTTAGACATATCTTTTAAAGTTACACTAACAGACGGTAGTATATTGGAGGAACAGGCTTATGTATCAAGTGACATTATATAAGGAGGGTAAAGCAGATGATATTTCTAAGGTAGTAGAAAATCTGGCGTGGCAAGAAAGTCTTGATACCGTAGGGCTTTCCCTCTCTTTTAGTATTCCGGATATTACAGACAGATATATAAGCCATTATGCTATTACTGCCGGTGATATAGTAACTGTTAGTAACAATAATGAGGAGCTAATAAGGGCAGTAGTAGTAAGTGTTACAAGGGATTATCCGTGTAGGAGTATAAAGGCTTATGATTTTGGATTTTATTTAAACAAGAATGAAATTGTTGTGCAATTTCAGAATAAGAGTGTTTCAGAATGTTTGAAAGAATTATTCAGTAAAGTAGGTATATCTATCGGAAGTATCTGCGATATGCCAGCAAAGGTAGATGGTGTATACATAAAGAATGTAAATGACATTATAAAAGAGCTTATAAAGATACAGCAAGATAATGACAGTAAGAAGTATTATTATGAGCTAAGAGGCAAGAGTATATATGTATTTCAGCTTCCTGCGGAGCCTATAAGCTATACATTCAAGCCTGCTAAGAATGTAGGAGAGTTTGATGTAACAGACAAGAAAGCCCATAGCAGAGGCAAGTATACACACAGTATAGAGGAAATGAAAAACAGAGTAACTGCTATTGTAAACTCTAAGACTAGTGGGAATATGCCAGCGATGGAATATACTGTAAGTGATAATACTAACATCAGCAAATATGGCTTGTTGGCAGAAAACTATACTGTAAATTCTGATGATAATAAGAATATTAAAGAGCTTGCTAAGAATGAACTTAACGATAAGAACAAAGTCAAAAGAGAGTTAAGTATGGACTTTATAGGACACGATAAGGCAAGAGCCGGCAGAGTGATGCACATTATAGATGATTACTTAGGCATAGATGACTACTTTAGAATTGTAGAAGTGTCACACAAGATAAATAATGGCATACACAAGATGAGCTGTACATTAGAATATCTGAAAGAGGCAAAAAGTAATACCCTGACAGAGAGTGCTGTAATTACACGAGAAGAAATAAAGACCGAGGAAGCCGGCACGGGGTTTGAAGATTTGTACACAATTCTTAAAAACCAAATTGGAAAGCCTTACAGGTGGGGTGGAAATGGTCCGGATAGCTTCGATTGTAGTGGGCTAGTGTATTATTGCTTTAATAAAGCGGGCATTAAAATAGAAAGGCTTACAGCACAGGGTTTATACAATAAGTGTGAAAAAATAAAGGCTAAAGACAGAAAGAAAGGCGACTTAGTATTCTGGGCGAGCAAGAAAAAAGTATACCATGTGGCAGTATATGTGGGAGATGGTATACAGATAAGTGCCGAGAACGAAAAAGTCGGCGTCGTTAGGCAAAAGGTAACATCAGGGGTATATTCCTACGGGAGGTTATAGAGGTGTTAAAGTTAATAAATAGGCTGTACAGGAAAGACAAGGTAACAATAGACTTAATTAATGCTATCGAGACGAAATTAAGTGCTATAAAAGAGAAAATTGACGATATATATAAGCAGATGTTCTTAGACTATGCTACTTGGTATATTGAAATTAAAGAGAATGAAATGGGGCTTAACAAGAAGCTTGACGATTTAAGCAAGAGGCGTGCTTATGTTAAGACTAGACTGCTTGGAACAGGTACTGCGACTAAGAAGTTACTGGAGAACACAGCTAATACTGTTCCCGGTGTTGAGGTTGAAATAAACTTCAAAGGCATGACGGTGGAAATTAATTTCTTAAAGTGCGAAAACAACAAATACTTAGGTATTGTAAAAAGGGCTATTGAGAATATGATGCCTTATCATTTAGATTTGGCACTTAAGTATGAGCATGTAACCTGGGGCGAGCTTAAAGGCACTACTTGGGGCAATGTTAAGAAGTACACTTGGGGCAGTGTTAGTGAAAGTGTTAGTGGCACTATATTAGGAGGGCTAGATGATGACTTCGATTAAGATAGTATTAAGCTGTGATAACAACGCAAAAGCTGTACAGATACCTGTTGTACCCGACATCTTGCCCAGCATTACAAGAGCTATTGAAAATGACACAATAACTACACACAGCAATACATTAACGCTGTTAGGGAACAGAAAACCACGCAGCTTCTCTTTAGATTTGTTCTTGCCAACAAAGGACTATGACTTCTGCAAAGGAAATGGGCAGGAGGTATTAGACCTAATAGAGTATGTAACTAATAGCAAGATACCGGCAAGGCTTGTTATAACAGATAACCTTGCAGAGCTTGCCAACATAGCAATAGCTATTAACAGCTACCAATATAGCTATGACACAGCTAAGAATATAAGAGCTACTATAGATTGTAGTGAGTACATATTCTTAGCAGAGCCAAAGACTGAAACAGTTTCGGGAAAGCCTGAATTCAGTAATATTACAGTATATTATAACAATAAAGCTAGTAGAGTTGCAGCTGCTAACATTAACGGAAGCAATCTTGTAAAGACAAGGGATATAGTAACACTATTAGGGCGAGATTGTTGGTGGAATGCGGAGAAGAAAAGAGTAGGCTGTGGCAAGGTATTATTGGATATACATACAGAGATATACGATGGAACAGCATATTGTTATATAAGAGATATAGCAAGTACACTTGGGCTAGGTATTGAGTACAATAACGAGGACAAAAGTGTAACAATAAAGGACGGTGAGTAGATGAAGTACGATGACGAACTGCAAGATATACAGAGTGATATGCTAAGTGAAATGCCTGACAGCTATTCTAAGATTAAGGGGACTTGGCTGTGGGAGTTGTTTAAGGCTGTGGCAATAAAGATATACGAATTGTTAGGGCTTGTAAATGATACAGCAAGCAAGCTGAACATAGAAAACCTGCAAGGGGACGAGTTAGATGCCTATGTAAGGCAATGGACTGACCTAAGCCGAAAAGAGGCACAACCTGCCACAGGCTACATAGATGTAACAGGTGAGGGTACTATATATGCAGGTACTATAGTAGCAAGCGAGAGTGCAGAGTATGAGATAATAAACGATGTAGCGGTAAGTGGAACAGTGGAGGTGCCTGTTGTAGCAGTGATGGCAGGAGAGAATGGCAATGCCGAAATAGGGACAATAACACAGATGGTAACATCTAACGCTAATGTAAAGAGCATTACCAACTCTAAAGCCATTACAGGAGGTGTAGACGAGGAAACTGATGAGGCATTAAGGGAAAGATATTATATAAGGCTTTCTATGCCTGCCACAAGTGGCAACAAGGCACATTACATATTATGGGCTAGGGAATGTATAGGTGTAGGAAGTGCTAAGGCTACAAGGGATAAAGCTATAGCGAATAAAGTAAATCTATATGTGTGTGGAGAAAACGGGGAAACGGTGGATAATAATGTACTAAAAACGGTACAAAACTACATAGACCCTAACGCCAATGGTGATGGCAGTGGAGTTGCTCCTCTTGGGGCGATATGCCAAGTGTATAGTGCAGGAGTTAAGGGTGTTGCAATAAGTGGTAAGGTGGAGCTAGACAACACTATTGAAGCAGATAATACAATAAAGAACATTGAAAATGCTGTTGATAGCTATTTAAAAAAGATTAGTTTTAATAAGACAGAACTTAGCTATGCGAGGTTATTAAATACGGCTATCGTGTGCGATGGTGTAGCAGATATAGTTGATTTTAAAGTGAATAATGGGTATGTAAATATTACTTGTGAGGAGACGGAAATATTCACACTTAGCGACTTTAAGATGGAGGTTGAATAATGGAACAGACAACAAACTACAAATTAAACAAGCCTGATTATATTGTTGAGGCAGACATAGCAGACATTAATGCTAACATGGATATAGTAGATACTGTAATAGATAAAATTGAAAAAACTATCGCATCTCACTTAAATGACACAGCTAACCCACATTCGGTTACAAAAGCACAAGTAGGGCTTGGAAATGTAGATAATACTGCTGATATAAATAAAGAAGTATTATCGGCATCTAAACTTACAAATGCTGTAAAAATCAACAATACAGCATTTGATGGCACGAAAGACATAGATATTTCAGCAAACCCTACAAGGACAACCCTGACTGGTAGCCCTGACCTTAACACAATTCTTCAACAGGGCGAATATTATGCACCTTATGGTAATACATGTGATAACAAACCTAAATATGTTAGAAGTTTTGCCTTGAAAGTATATTGGAATATGGTAGGTAGTTCTACTACTGTTACACAAGTTCTTTTTCCGTCTCATGTGAGCATTAAAGGATATTGTTATATTAGAAAAAGTGATTCGACAGGTTGGAGTGATTGGAAAGAAGTATGCGTTGAAGGACATTCCCACACCAAAAGTGAAATTACAGATTTTAACATTCCTAATTTTCTTGATACGCAAGAAGGTTCAGAAAATGTAGACTTAAATAATCTTACAACACAAGGTATATATTGTAATATTTCAGGAGTTGAGTATGTAAATGCACCTGTTACAAAGAGAACTCCTCAGGGTGCAACAGCTGGATATTCGTTTGCTTTAGTTGTTTTAACAAGTAGAACAGCAAGTAACCATAGTGGTGGCTATGTGACACAAATTTACTATGATACATGGGGATATGCAGGAAGCTATTCTAAAATGTATGTACGAACCAAAAACGGCAATAACTGGAGCGATTGGTGTTCTTACTATAATACTAATAATAAGCCTACTTTAGAGGATATAGTTGGTTCTACTGTGTTACCTGTTAGCAAAGGTGGTACAGGCTTTAGTACAATATCAGCAGGCTATGCTCTTGTCGGTAACGGAACATCTTCACAGTTGGGTACAAGGTTCATAAGAAATAACATCTTACAAAGTAGCGATGACTTAGTTACAAGTGGGGCTGTATATACAGCACTTAATACTAAAGCAGATAAAGAAAAAATTAGTGAGTTTGAAGAAAGTTTAAGCGGTACTGATGAAAGTATAGCTGAATTAAAAGAAACGCTCAACAAAACTTGTTATCTAGTAGGGGCTAAAGATTCTGATGCAAATTTATTAATGTATTGTGATGTAAAATGCACAGGCATTAGCGATAATATAGCTATACAAGAATTGATAGATACTGTCCCTGAGGGTAGTGAAATTAAATTTTTAGCAGGTAACTATAACTTAAAAGACAGTTTGAAGATAAATAAATCTTTAAGTTTAATAGGCAGTGGGTTAAATACAGTATTTACAGCTACTTATTTGTCGAGTTCAAAAGTTTTAACTGACACAAGTATTTTTTGGATAAATAGTATAGGTGCTGACAATATAGTTGAAAATATTCAGATTTCAAATTTAAAAATAAGCAAAGGATTATGTAGGCTAGATGGTAAATACATTGCCGGCGATGGAACAGAATTTAGCTCAGAGTACCCAGGCTATACAGACAGCACTAGAGGAGCTTTAGTTGCAGGTAATGTAATTAAGTTAAAATTAGACTCTGTACAGTTTGAAAATAAACTTACAACAGGTTCTACAAGCATGATACGATGTACAGGAAGTACAACAAAAATTTGGACTATATATTTAAGAGATTGTTTTCATACTAATAATGGTTCTTTTAACGGCTACTTTATTGATACAGGAGCAGGTAGTTTTAATACTAACTTTACAACTCTTACTTTAGCGTTAAGTGGGTGCGACAGTACAGGTTCACTCTGCATCAATTTGCCCGCGAAAGAAAATAAAGATAAGGTTTTAGATAATTCTTTTAATGTTAAGTATTACATCAAAGGAGCGGAGGAATAAAAATGAAAATTAAATTAAACGACTATGAATTAGAATTGTTGTCTTACAATAGACAGACAAACTTTATACAGGGAGCAAATAGAGATTGCATTACATTTGTTTTTGAAAACGGCGACTATAGTGTTGATGAGCTTAAAAGAATATTTGAAAGCAGTGCAGATGATATTGTTATCGCTGATGATGATAGTGAAAAACACTATTTGGACTATTCTATTTTAACTGCTGTGGAAATCACTAATGAAGTTGTTGAACAGGAAACAAATGACTCTCCAGAGCAGGAGGTAGAAGTTATCAAAATCTCTGTAGCTCAGAAAACATACACAGAAAAGAAAGAAGATGCAAGAATCGAGCAACTCAATAATTTAAGTGAAATTGTTGCTGATATGTTAGGGGGTGCTTTATAATGACAGCAAAACTAAAAGTAATTATGTATGGTATTAAGGTAAAGCTCAGTAGGGGTGAGAAGTTGGAAAAAATTTTGGAAAGTTACACAAAACTTTCAGATGAAGAAAAACAGACTATTCGCGATGAGTTAGGGGAGGTAGAGTAAAATGGAAAAGATTTTTAACATTACATCTGTTGTTGTGGGAGTAGGCGGGGGCTTACTCTCTTTTATTTTTGGTGGCTTAGATGTACTTATCTATGCACTTTTGGGATTAACAATTATTGATTTTATAACTGGAATTATAAAGGCTGTCTACACAAAAACTCTTTCAAGCGAAATTTGCTTCAAGGGTTTGTTAAAGAAAATAACAATTTATTTGGTTGTTGCAACTGCTGTTATTGTAAACAATGTAATTGGTGGAAATATTCCACTACGAGAAGTGGTAATTACGTTTTTCATATGTAACGAGGGTTTAAGTTTGTTAGAAAATGTAGCAGTTATGACACCTGTACCGGAACAGTTAAAAAATGTATTATTACAGCTTAGAGATAGTAACAGTAAGGAGTGATAATATGAATATTATTAAAGCATTTGGAACCACTAACACAAACTACTATTCTAACGGTCTAAAAAGAAAGTACATAGTTCTACATTATACAGCAGGTACGAGAAGTACAAAAGGTTCAGCAAGAAATGTAGCTAGTATGTTTAAAAGTGGTAGTGTTGGTGGCAGTGCTGATTTCATTGTAGATGATTCAGAAATTGTGCAGTACAACGGTGATATTTCCCACAGAGCTTGTTGGGCTGTCGGTGGCAAGAAATATAGCTCTATGACAACTAGTGAGGGTGGCAGATATTATGGTATCTGTACTAATTCCAATAGCATTAACATTGAAATGTGTAGTAATAAGGTTAATACTAAGAAATTAGGGGCAACAGATACAGACTGGTATTTAACGGAAGCCACTATCAACAATGCTGTAGAGCTTACAAAATACCTCATGAAGCAGTATAACATACCAGTAGAGAATGTAATAATGCACCATCAAGTGACTGGCAAAATTTGTCCTAACCCTTGGTGTGTAAATAAGAATAGACTATCAAGTTGGTACAGTTTTAAGAGTAGATTGGAGGAAAAAGTAGTGAAGCAGAACATAAAAATTAATGGGAAAATTAAGACAGTAGATGCTATAAATAAAGACGGCTATACCTATGTGAAAATTAGAGATTTGTCAGACGCTCTAGTTATTGAGTATAATAAAGAAACAAAATTAATTACAGTGAAGACAAAGTAGTTATCTTCATATTTTCTAAATTATGAAGATAACGAAAATGGTTATAAAATAACAAAACTGCTTTCGAAATGCGTGATAAGATAACAAAACTACATAATATAGCATTTATGTGGTAAATTAATCACGAAAAGAGGGCAGAAAAATGGTTAGAATTTTACTAGCAGTAAGACTTGCTGAACGAAAATGGACACAAGCAGACCTTGCTCGTATGACAGGAATTAGACCCACAACAATCAATGAAATGTATCACGAACTTGTTGAGAGGGTCAACCTTGAACATTTAGAGTTAATCTGCGATGCTTTAGACTGTGAATTAAATGAACTTCTTATAAGGGAAGAAGATAATACAGAAGCTAAAGTGAACTTAAAGATTGGTAAGCCAAGAAGCTTCCATAAGCAATAAGCCCAAAACAGCTGTCGCATTCTGCTTATAATAAGATTAACTTATGTGACAGCTATTTTTTTAAAGCGTACCAAAAGCGTACCAAAATTTTCAAATG